AACCTTGGCACCGGCGAGCGTGATTTCATTTTGCACCCCGAGATGTTCGAGCAGATGGCGACCGGTGGCTTCAAGTCGCCACACGAACTAGCCAAGTGGCTTTCGGATGGCTTGGCTCGTGGCAAGTCAATGCCCAACTACTTCCCCGCGCAGGAATTCATCTCCCCCTACTCGGTGGGCTCACGGTTCAACCTGCTGATTAAGGCGTCGGACAAGATCCACAGCACCATTCTTGGTCCGATGGTGAACATGATGAGTCGTGACCCCATGTTCGTTTTGGAATACCACCTCGAGATGGAGAAGTTGCGTCCGTGGATTGCCTCATCGGTCTACACCGACGAGGAAGCAAAGGTACTTGCCCAGTCCAACGCCACCATCGCCATGAGCAAGATGGTCCACAACCCGTTGGACAAGACGGTGTACGAATCCAACATGCGAGTGCTGGCCCCGTACTACTTCGCTAAGAACCAGGCGCTACGCCGTGCTTTCCGTATGGCCGGCGAGAACCCTGCCGCCTTCGAGAAGTACATGAAGCTGAACCTTGCAGTTACCAACTACATCAGCCAAATCAATGCCGGCATCAAGAACGGCACTTTTGCTATCCCTGGTGGCGAGATGACCACGGCTGTTGCCGGATCGTTCCTGAACTGGTACACCGCCCTTGAAGGGGCCGGCGTGTCGTCCTCGCTGGCTGGCCAATTCGGCCTTGACGCGTCACCCACGTCCTCAGCGATGTCGGTCATCGTGACGGGTAACACCGCAGGATGGAAGGGCTTTTTCCAGAACCTTTGGCAGATCCCCTACTCGCCGGTTGTCACCTTCCCAGCCAAGGCAATCTACGAATACGCCTCGCACCACAACCCCCACGTCTACAACGTTCTGTCGCAGCTCCTAGGCAAAGATGTCATGCAGACCAGCGCCGTGTCCGAGTTGATGCCGAACACGCTTATTCGCAACACCATCAACCTTGGCGTCGGCCTTGGTTTGCCTAACAGCGCCAACTCATACGTATCGCTGAATCACTATGTGGTCAACGACATGGCTGACCAGATGGCGTTCAAGTTCTACAAGGAAGTCATTAAGCAGTACCCCAAGTGGAATAAAGGTGAACTTGGACAAAGCGGTTCGGGCTGGGCGATGGTCGAGTACTACGTGTCGCAAAAGATGAGCCAATACTTCGCTAACCCTGCGAACGCCCAAAAGTTCCAAGACCAGGCGAACGCTCGGACGGCCATGATGTACGCCTTCAAAACCATCATGTCCTACTCCCTGCCCGTCTCGGTCAACATTGGCCAGCGTTTCTCGATGAACGCACAGTTCAGCGCCATCATGAAGGAGCGCAACGCAGACGGCTCCTTGAAGTACCCGACATACTTCAACGCGGTGGACGAGTTTGCCAAGCGTTACCCCGACCACCTGTTTGACTTGATTGCCCACACCAAGTCGCCGGCCTCGACGTTCCCTGAGACATCCGCAACGTTTAACTGGCTGTCATCGGTGAAGAACCAAGAACTTGCTCGTCAGTACCCATACGCAATGCCTTTTGTGATTAACCAAAAGGACTACCAGTACGACCCTCGTGCCTACCAAGTTGAGATGAACTTGGGCCTGCGCCAGCGTGAAACCAAGAGCGAGTACATGACGGCCATCAACGTCCAACTTGGCGACATCATGTACAACGCACTGCAAAAGAAGTACTTGAACATGGGCGGTGCGTATGTTGACCCGATAACGGGCGGCCTCTCCACCAAGGGCGTCATGGCGTTGGACAAGGAGATGACTTCCTACGGCCAGATCTACAACCTATCTTGGCTGGCCGACCACAACGGCGGCAAACGCAACAACGTCGCCTACAACGCTTACCAGCAAATGAAGCAAGCACTAAAGGACCCCAGCGCCTCGAGTGCCTTTACGCCCGAGGCTCGATCATTCTTCGAGCAAGTCATTCAACTCCGCGAAGGCTACGACAACATGTACCAGCAGGCGGTGGCAAACAACCAGTCAACCAGCAAACTAAAGCAGGACTGGTACAATTTCTGCCAGACCGCTGCGTCGGCGCCGGAGTACGCGGCTTACTCGTCATTCTTTACTTCTGTCCTTCTCAAGCTCCCCAACCCCCAATAAGGAATACTGATGGCCGAACAACCACTAGCAGAAGAAACTGCCAAGCCAGAAGCAAAGCCAATGGCCCTTGCAGACATGAAGCAACTTGCCCACGATTACGCCGTGCCCATGTCGGAAGGCACCCTCAAGAGCATCGCTGAGGACATGACGCCGGCCAAGGGCAAGGCTTTCGAGGAATACCTCAAGACCACCGCTTCCGGCCTGTACCCCACGCTGGCGCCCCAGATTCAGGCTGGCATTAAGACCGCCTACCTGCTGGACCCCTACCGTCAAGTAGGTAAGCAGATGCTGGGCGAGGACTTCGAGCCGAACTTCATGACGGATCCCAAGTCATCAGCCGCCCTGACCGGTGGCGCCGACCCCAAGACTGGCCGGCCCGTGCCGATGAGTCTCGATCAGTGGAAGGGCCACATCCAGTCTCACCCTGGCTTTGACTGGAAGAGTACCCCAGCCGCTCACGAGCAGGTCGCCAACGTCTTGCAAGGGCTGGCTCAGGAGATGGGCATGGGTGGTGGCACTACGCCCCAAATGGGCCAAGGCCCCGTACCTGAAGCCTCAGCCGCTCAACCTGCACCACAAGGAGCGATGCAATAATGCCAAGCCTTCTCCAATTATTCGAACAGCAAGCAAGTGCCAGTGGTCTGTATTACCAGCCCGCCGACCAGATGGAAAAGCAGTTGCAGGCCGTTGGCATGTCGCAAGCCGACATCAACAACGTCATCAATCAACTTGGTAGCACCGGTACTGACGGCGCACCCATCAAGGCCAGTGGTACCACCACCAAGGACATCCTCAACGGTATCTACGCCGAGGGCTTGGCAATCACTGGCAACGCCAACAAGGCAGCCCAGTTCTTTCAGGCAGTCCTTGCCCCCTATGGCCTAAACGCTGCTGACTTTGCTGCCAGTGGCACCACCTACAACAAGTTCGTTTCGGCCTTTGGTCGTGTTGTCACCCTTGCCCAGCAGCCAGAATACGGCGGTCGCCTAGGCAAGATCCCAGCCGGCGCACTCAACTTGGCTGGTGCCACCTCGACACTTAGCAAGGCTGACCAGTTAATCGCTCAGGGCGTGGCCGGCATCCCAGGCGCTATCGAGACTATGGCTGCGGCCCAGTCCACGGCTTCTGCCAAGATTTCAGCCGACAGCACACTCCAGTCCACCCTCGCTTCGTGGGGCCTAGATTCCATGTCGGGCCTCATTGACCAGTGGGTATTCAAGGACGGCATCACCAACTCCAAGGAGCTGATGAACATGGTCCGTTCCTACAAAGACCCCAAGACTGGCGTTTCCCCCTACGACCAGGCGTTTCCTGGGCTGAAGCAACAGCAGGCCACCGCCGCGGCAAACAACACTAAGCCATTGGACGAAGCCACCTACCTGACGCTGACCAACTCTTACCAGCAGACAGCCCAAGCGGCCGGCCTACCAGCCGGTTTCCTAGGCCCCAAGGAATTGACCAACCTCGTTTCGGGCAACGTGTCGGCATCGGAGTTCAGCCGGCGTATCGCTGACGGGTACAACGCCGTGGCCGCTCTTCCCCAGAACATTCAGGATCAGTTTGCCCAACAGCACGGCATCGGCACCGGTGGCCTACTGGCCTACTTCCTTGACCCCACCAAGGCCGAAGGCACCCTTGAAAAGCAAGCACTTGGCGCCAACCTGCAGTACACCGGCCAAGCCGCTGGTCTTACTAACTTCACCGGACAGCAAGCGCAGGACCTTGGTGAGATGGTCCGAGTGGCCGCCAGCACCGGCGCAGCCAGCGACCCCTACAGCCAGTTCACGCTGGGTAAGGCACAGCAAGCCCTACAAACGGCTTCTAAGGACGTTCAGTTGACCGGAAACGCCCCAGGAAGTTCTGCCCCTACCGTGGACACCCAAACCCTCATTGGCGCCCAAATAGCGGGCTTTGAGGGCACGAACCTGCAAGCCGCCCAAACCACCGCTCAGCGAGCCGCTGAAGCCAAGGCAGCCCCCTTCCAAAAGGGTGGTGGCTACGCCGAATCGGCCAAGGGTGTTACGGGTATCGGCTCGGCAGCCATTTAATCTGCTACAATTAGGCATAGGAGTTCGGCCCCGTTAGCGCACGGGTGAGCTGTTCACCAAACCCGCCATTGGGAAGCACGTCCTCTGGTGCGTAAAGTGCACAATTTATCCGTTTTGTTTTCCTCTGAACAAAGCGCGTATCCTGAAGGAGCGATCAACATGTCAGACTTCGAGAATGAACTTGACGAGTCCGAATCCAATCAGCCACTGGACCCGAACATTCGGCGCCAGTTGCGAGAAGCGGAAAAGGCTCGGAAAGAACTAGAAGCGGCAAAAGCAGAACTGGAAGCCCAACGGCGTGAAATCCAGTTTGCCAAGGCAGGAATCCCCGAGAGTGGGCTAGGTTCCCTGTTCCGCAAGGCTTACGATGGCGAGGCAAGTGCCGAGTCAATCCGCAAGGCCGCTGAGGAATACGGAATCTTGAGCACTCAGCAGGCGTCCGAACCAGCCGCATCTGATGTGGAACTTGAGGCTCTTCGTCGTGCACAAGGCGCAACGATTGGTACGTCAGGTGTCGGACCAGATCTGGGTCAGGAATTCCTTTCCCGTCTTGCCGAAGCCACAACTCCCGAAGATGTAATGAAGATCGTGTCAGAACCTTCCTACGAAAGTGGGCTTGGTATCTGGACTTCTAGGAACGCGCGCTAAACCGCTAACCTAGAAAGGATCTGAAATGGCCATCGACGGCTACTCAGACAACCCCACTGGCCAGTCAACTCTTGACTTCTCAAAGGCCGCCTATGACCGCATGGCGTACTTCGCCCTGCGTCCCGAACTGTACTTCGACGCTGTTGCCGATGTACAGCCCACCGCTCAGAGCATGCCTGGTGCTTCGGTTCAGTTCACCATTGTGAACGACCTGCCGATCTCCAGCACGGCTTTGACTGAGACCACGGACATCACCACGGTTGCCATGTCGGACTCCACGGTCGCTTTGACCTTGGCCGAATACGGTAACGGTGTACTGACCACCGCCAAGCTGCGTGGCACCTCGTTCGTTGACATTGACCCCATCGTCGCCAACGTAGTTGGTTACAACGCTGGTGTGTCGATTGACACGATTGCTCGTGCTGCCCTTGACAGCGGCACCAACGTTCAGTACGCATCGGGCTTGGGCGCTACGTCGCTCCAGAACTCGGTGACGACCCGTGCCGGTGTTACCTCGTCCAACACCATCTCGTCGTTGGACATCCGCGTGGCTCGTGCCCGCCTGCGTGCTCAGAACGTTCCTACGTTCGGTGGCATGTACGTCGGTTACATCCACCCCGACTTGGTTGCCGACCTTCAGGGCGAAACCGTTTCGGGTTCGAACATTCAGGGATGGCGCGCTCCGCACGTGTACGCCCAGCCAGGTGAAATCTGGAACGGCGAGCTCGGTGCTTACGAAGGCGTCCGTTGGATTGAAACGCCTCGTGCCCCTGTGTTCCAGGGCGCTGGTGCCTCGTCCACCAACGTGTACGGTTCGTTGATCGTTGGTCGTCAGGCTCTTGCCAAGGCGTACTCATACGTCGACGGCAACGGTGCTTTCCCCCACGTTGTTCCTGGTCCCGTCACTGACCGTCTGCGCCGCTTCGTGCCGATGGGTTGGTACTGGCTCGGTGCTTACGGAATCTTCCGTCAGGCTTCGGTCATCCGTCTTGAGTCGGCTTCGCTCCTTGGTGGCGACATCAGCACCACGCCTGGTACTGGCACGGCCTTCGAGCCCGCCATCGACCTTGGCGAGTCCGGCTCCCCACTGGCCTAGTAGCTAGAACCTAGAGAGGATACGAGCCTTGTCGTGGCCCCGTCAATGCGCGAACTGCGGAAGCATGGACGTGCAACCTGGTGCGGATGAGATTTATTGTCTCAACTGTGGCCGGCTGACGGATCTCCACGGCAAGCTCGTATCCCTCAAGGACCAACACACGAGCGAGGAAAAATTATCATGACCATCCCCACCGGACTTGGTTTGACTCGGGGGCCGGAAACGGCTGATGCCGCTGGCACCCCACTACCCAACCGTGCCACCCGTGCTGCTGCGAACAACGCTCAGTATGGTCGGTTCGACCAGCAGCCCGACCCGTGTTACTGCGGTTGCTGCAACATGACGAAGGACGCCCACTAATGCAATCACGCGCTTCATTCCCGACCGTCGCCTCGGAGTTTCTCCACGGCACCACGGCCAACACCATTGACACTGGCTTCATCCCTACGCCTGTCACCTCGACCCAGACGAGTGGCCCCGCCAACCGTGGCGTTGAGTCGAACACCGCTCGCGGCGTGAAGGGCACCCCTGAGATTGGTGGCATCACCAAGATCGAATACGGCTCATCGGCTGACCAGCCTGAAGTCGTCGGCTTTCGTACCTACGGAGAAAACTAATGAGTCGCTTTGACGCCAAGTTCAGCACCGACGCAAGCCGTGAAACTGTCGTGATTCCCGTTGATTTCCGTGCGGCCACGCTTCTCGAGGAAAGCCAGAACAATGGCTACACCCGAGTGACCAAGCCTGTTGGCGCTCCCACGATGCCTTTGGCTGAGAACCAGACCTCTGGTGGCCGTGGACTCACCGACACTGAAGCCGCCTTCCGTCTTGGAGCTAACGGCCGCAGCAACTAGGGGGCAAGGTGAAAACCTTTACGCCGCCTATCGTCAAAGACAACCCGCCAATCCTGCCCGACTCAATGGGCTTGCAACGGCGTTTATGGCGTTACTTCCCCAATCGTGGGCGCTACGTCATTGTCTTTGCGCTGTCGGATGGAACGTTCGTCCAGGACACAGCCACGGCTGAGAACACGAACACGAACATTCCTTACCCGTACAATCCGTGGAATCCTGAGTCGCCGTACTCGACCTCGTACTTCATCAACTATGAAGCGAACCCACCAGTTCCCGAAGTCGTTACGGTGGCTCAAGATCCATACGTCACTAAGGTGTATCTGAACGTCTGCCAAGTGAGCGACGCTGAAGCTACAGCCTTAACGGCTGCCGGATACGGAGACTGTATTTCCTAATGCCACGCTACGACTATAAGTGCACAGCCTGCAAGACAATTACTGAGGTGACGCAAGCGTTCAGTGACGCTCCCCTCGAAACGTGCGATACTTGTGGTGGTCCAATTAACCGCGTGTACAACAGCGTGGCAATTGCAGCATCCTCGATGCCTACTCGATCTGAGGCGGCAAACGTGGAGAAGCAGACAGAAATCATGCACAAAGACGTAGCTGCCTACAAGCGGTTACGCAAGGACGGAGTACAGCCTAAGTCCGTCAAGGGTGCGGCTTCGCTGGAGAAGCGGGCGGCCTCTCGCTGGGAAGTAGAAACCGGCATGAACCTTGGTGGCGACGCCAAGATTGGTGCCAAGTACGACGCGGCCCAAGCCGCTGTGAACGCAGGAGAAACGGTCTAGATGGCTTACACGATTAGCGGTGTGGTCGCCGGTCCTTCGGGCTTTCTTAACGGAGCTCAAGTTGACGCATGGCTCGCTACTCGTTTCACGACCACTCCTGCCGCTGGTACGACTCCCCCAAGCGGTGTAGCCGACGCCGGCCCCGTTACGACTGGAACCGAGTTCGGTGGCCCTGGTCAATGGGAGATGAACGTACCAAGCCTTTCGGCGTACTACGTTCGCGTGACGTACCCCGTGGGCTCAACCAACGCCAAGTCCTACTGGTCTTACGACGACTCATTAGTTCGCAACGCGGGCGCTCAGGGTGCCCAAGGAAGCCAGGGAACGCAGGGTCCGCAGGGATACCAAGGGGTACCTGGGCCGCAGGGCACTACGGGCCTTACAGGGGCCACTGGAGCCCAAGGAACCACCGGTCTGACTGGTGCTCAGGGATATCAGGGCACTCAAGGTAATCAGGGCTCGCAGGGCTTTCAGGGAACGCAAGGTTTCCAAGGATTCCAAGGTACACAGGGCGTACAAGGAAGTCAAGGATCTACCGGCTCGCAGGGCGCTCAAGGCTACCAAGGCCCGCAGGGCGTCACTGGCGCCACTGGTGCTCAGGGTGTACAAGGCAACCAAGGTACGCAAGGCTTCCAAGGATCGACTGGACCGCAGGGTCCGCAAGGCTACCAAGGTTTTCAGGGCACCCAAGGCAATCAGGGATACCAGGGGTACCAAGGCTATCAAGGTAATGTCGGCGTTCAGGGTGTTTCTGGCGACAAGTACCAGACCACTTCGACCACTTCGCTGACTATTGGCACCGGCACTCAGACGCTGACCGTTGGGACTGGTCTGTCCTACTCGACAGGTCAGGCCGCTGTTGTCGCTTACGACTCCGGCCACCTGATGATTGGTACCGTTTCTTCGTACAACTCTGGTACCGGTTCGCTGGTCATCTCCGTTTCTTCCGTAACCGGCTCGGGAACCTACTCGTCATGGACGGTCAACCTCGAAGGTGCGGCCGGCCCCCAAGGTACGCAGGGATACCAAGGCTCCACTGGCGCTCAAGGCCCGCAGGGCTATCAGGGCAATCAGGGATACCAAGGGGCTCAGGGTTCTAACGGTGCCCAAGGTAGCCAAGGTAGCCAGGGTAGCCAGGGTAATCAAGGCTACCAAGGTGCTACCGGCTCTACCGGCGCACAAGGCTCTACCGGCGCACAAGGCCCCCAAGGCTACCAGGGTTCAACTGGTGCTCAAGGTTCGCAAGGGTACCAAGGTAATCAGGGCTACCAAGGTGCTACCGGCCCTTCGACTGGCTCAGCTGGTGGCGACCTTTCCGGTTCTTACCCCAACCCTACCGTGGCCGCTATTCAGGGCAACGCAATCACCTCGGCGCAGGGCAAGGTTCTGTCCTACCTGCCGACGAGCAACACCACACGCTCTAGCAGCGCCACCGTTGGTATCGGGGAAATCTCCATCGTGCCTTCGGGAACCGGCGCAGGCGTGACGCTGACATTGCCGACCGCCGTTCTGGGCGTGACCAACTACATCATTAACGAGTCCTCAAACCCAGTCACGGTGACAGGCACCTCGGTTGTAGGCCCCACCACCATTCCGGCAAACATGGCGGCGCAGTATTACTCGTTCAGCGCAGTCTCTTCGGTGTGGATTGGCTGGATGAGCATCGAGGCCAACCAGTTAGGCATCGCCGCAGGTGGCACCGGGGCGACGACTGCTTCGGGCGCACTCTCGAACTTGGGCGCAGCGCCCACCGCATCACCGACTTTCACCGGCACCGTTTCAGGGGCAAGCGCATCGTGGTCTGGCCCTGACACCGCCGCCGACTTCGTAGCCACCGGCCTCACCGGAGCAACCGCCGCCTCTCGCTATGTCGGCGCTACCGCATCGGGCGCACCGGCATCGGGAACGTTCGCACTTGGCGACTACATTGTTGACCAAAGCGGTGCGATGTGGATTTGCACCACAGCCGGAAGCCCTGGCACTTGGACAAAGGTGGGCGGTTCGTCATCGCCGTATTTGTGGCAAGGGCAACTAAGTTCTACCTCAACGCAATCAACTACCATCACCCCAAGCACCGCCGCAATTCTT